ATGCACTCCCATAGCGTCATCAGGGCGAAAGCGCGATCGGTGTTGAGCGCGCCGAACGGGTATTCGTTGCCGCCGACCACGATGGCCGCGGGCTTGTTGGTCTTGCTCATGGAGTCTCCGCAGAGAGAGGCCCCGGCGCCTTGCTACAGCGCCGGGGCTTGTGGCTTAGGAGCCGATGCGACGGCCGTCGATGATGATCTGCGGCGTGCCGCTGTCGCGCTCGTTGATGCCAACCGCCAGCGTGAAGCTGGCCAGCTCGTCCTCGGTGATCAGCGGCAGCTCGCCCGACGGGCTCAGGCTGGCGGACGCGATGTAGAGGTCACGGTTCGGGCCCGCGGCGTTGTCGGAGATGAAGCGGATGGCGCCGGTCTGCGAGCCGCTGCCGCCCGACGAAACGCGCGTGATCGTGCCGGCGGTTGGGGTGTAGTCCACATGCACGATCGTGCCGTTGGCGATGGCGCCGCCGCGGATGATGTAGATGCGGGCCTTCGCGGCGTCGAGACGATAGTCGGTGTTGAGGACGTAGGTCGTGGTGCCGGCGACGTTGGTCACCACCACGCTGGTCACGTCCTGCACGCCCATCGGGTTCCCGCTGGTCGCGCCGAGCTGATACTCGCGATCCTGATTGACGGTGATGGCTTCGTTGGTCACCGGCGTGGCGGTCTGCGTGACGGTCGAGACGGTGCCGCCGAGGAAGAGCGCGAGGTTCTGAGCGCTCACGTCGTCGCAGGTGATCTCGGCGTTGAAGTTGACCGACAGCGTGACGGTCAAGTCCTTCTTGCGCAGGCCGCCGGTGCTGGAGAAGTGCTCGAACTGCTCCGACTCGATGTTCAGCGAGAAGCCAGGGCAGTTGCCTAGGAAGCGCTCGCCCGTCTTGTTGCCGTTGTTGTCGAACAGGTCGACGAAGAGTTCACCGCGGCCGAAGACGTAGGTGTTTGCGAAGTTGGTGCCGGCGATGGGCATGGTGCTGTCCTCTGAAATGCGAAAGGCCCGCCATGGCGGGCCTTTCAGGGGTGGAGTGGTTCGCGGCTCAGCGCCGCTTGCGCGGCCTCGGGCTCGGCTCCGGGCTTTCGCCCGGGTCCGTCGGCGGGTCTGCGATCTGGCCGGCGCCGAGGTCGCGCAGGCGAATCGCCTGTCCCTCCGGCAGATCGATGCGGTCGCCGGCGGCGTACTGCACGCCGGCATTGATCCAGTTGCGCGAGAACTCAAAAGCGACTGCGGACATGGGCAGGCTCCTTGCCGTAGGGGTTGCCGATGCCCTCGGCATAGCTCACCCGGATGGCGACGCGCACGATCTCGGCCTGACCGCCGTCGAGGCGCGCGGTGCTGATGGTCGACTCCATCTGCATGCTGCCGATGTCGCCGGCCTCGTCGGATAGGCGCGCGTTCGGCTCGCTGAAGATGGCGCGCTTGATGTCAGCCTTGATCAGCTCCATCGCCTCGCCCGTCGTCTCATCGTCCGACGGCACATAGCCCTCGACGTCGACGCGCAGATCCGTCAGCGCCTTGTTTGCGCTCGGCTCGTTGCGGAAGTCCTCGGCCTGCGACCACACGACGATCGCGGGAAGCTCCAGTTGATCCAGCGAGCGACGCGCGCGGAACACCTGGCGCCCGGCGTCGGTCTGGAATTCGTCGGCCTGCCGAATCTTCCGCAGCCGGCATTCGATTGCGCGCAGGGCGCGTTCGGAGAGGGGAAGGTTCATCGCGCGATCTGCCCCCCGAAGAATTCGCAAAACACGTCGATTGTTGTCGATGCGAGGCCAGTGAATTGAGGCTCCACAGATCCGCGCGTGGTGTTGGCGACGATGCTCAAAGCAACGCCAGACAATCCGGCCTCAATGTCGGAATCTATAACCTCCGCCCTTACGACAGTGGTTGATGCCGCGTTGGCGCCCCGCTTTGCTTTTACGGACACAAGCCAATTGGCAGTGTCTCCGCCGGCGCTGCGAGCCCCCACCCATACAAGGCCAAACCAGACTGAGTTATTCGGAAGGACATTTACATTCGTTGCGCTCGGGCTTCCACGGTCAGCAGTAATAATCGTTGCAGTGGCATTTGTTGTAGTGCCCTGCATTGTCATTCCGAAATGTTGATTATCTCCGTTGACTGATCCTCGAAGTGTTGAGCTCCATGCGTGCGCGCCATACAGTCCGCGCGTGCTAGCTACTGCACCACCGGGAATCCAAGATCGTTCGCCCGTGGCTTGGTTTGCAAATCCACCGGATATAGTAGAAAGCACGCCAGATGCCTGATTTGTCCACCCTCCGCCGACTGTGGACTGTGTTGCTGACGCGATATTGCTTACCCCTCCTGGCACCGTCGAATTCGCACCAGATGCGCTGTTGCTTCCGCCGCCACCTACAACAGCCTGCTGACCCGCTGCGGTGTTCCCGTTGCCGCCAGAAATTACGGCGTTTGCCCCGCTTGCAACCTGCGTTGCGGATGTTCGCTGGCTCTGCCAGTCAACCGCGCGAGTACCACGCTTGTTTCCGCCTGAAGTGGCGTTATCAGGGATGTTTGCAATACGCGCGCCATTCCCCTTTGATGCGACCACTGCATCGGCGTTCGTTGCGGCATTGTTTACCGTGAAAGATACAGCAGGAACGGTCGCATTGGGCGCAGACGTGCTAACGGCTTCGGCCCAGTTTGTGAGGCCGCCGACGCCCGTTGCACTGATAACGTTTCCGGTGATGTCAATGCCGGACCCCGCAGTGAGAGCGTCCTGCTTTGCGCTTGGCGCAATGGCGTGCCATCCCTGCAGGTTCGCCGAAAGGTTCAGCGTTGCGCCGGAGAATGACAGACCAGTTCCCGGCGTGATTGTGTCCTGCTTGCTGCTGGGTGCCAGCGCGTGCCAGCCGAGCAGGTTCTCGCTCAGGTCGATCGTGCCGGCGCCCCAGACGAAGCCAGTGCCCAGCTCGATGGTCTGCCCGCTGCCGAGCGAGTCGACGAACTCGCTGGTTCCGAAAAGCCTCTGCTCCTGCAGGTTTCGGATCTGCGACACCGGCAGGCCGGGAATGTCCGTCGCGGTCAGCGCCCGGAAGGTCGGCGCAGCATCGGCGCCCGTGGTCGGCCCGGCCCAAACCGCGTTGGCCGCCTGCGCGGCGAGCGCCGCAGTGATCGTGCCGGCAGCCGTCACCGGCGATCCCGACAGGCTGAAGATGCCGGGCAGCGACAGGGCCACGCTCGTGACCGTTCCGTTGCCGGTGCCTGCGCCCAGGGCCGCGCGCGCAGCCTCCGCCGTGGTCGCGCCGGTGCCGCCGTTGCCGATGCCCAGCGTGCCGCTCAGCGTCAGCGTGCCGGACGTGGTGACGGGGCCGCCGGAGAAGGTCAGGCCCGTGCTGCCGCCAGAGGCCTGCACGCTGGTGACTGTGCCGGATCCGCCGCCGCCCGTGCCGCTGGCGCTGATCGTGACCGTGCGCGATGCGCCGATGCCCGAGTAGGTCAGCGTGATGTTGGCGCCAGCGACCAGCATCGCCTCGACCTGGCCACGCGCAAGCGCGTTGGTGTAGACCGTAGCGCCCGGCGAGATGCCGTCGAGCTTGGCCTTGTCCTCCACCGACATGACGCCGGCCGCCGCAGTGGTGGCGATCGGCAGCGTCGCAGACGCGCCGGTGCTGCTGGTGACGGTGCGCGCGTTGCCAGTGCCGCCGATGCCGAGGTTGGTGCCGACGTTGACTTGAGCGCCGGCAGCGATGCTGTCGAGCTTGTTCTTGTCGGCTGCCGACATGAAGCCAGCAGAGCCGCCGGGGCCGCCGACAGCGACCGCGTGCAGCGTGCCGCCAGCCTGCGAGCCATGGGCGTGCGTGTGATCCTGTCGTGCCGCGCGGTCGGACGTGCCGGCCTGCGAGGAAGCCCCCACTGCAGGCGGCGCGCTGCTCAGCAGGATGTTGTCGAGCTTCGCCTTGTCGCCCGCGGACATGCTGCCCGGCTGCGTCGGCGTCGCCGGAGTGATCCCGACAACCGGGTTGACGCCGCCTGTGCTGGTGATCGGCGCGGTTGCGGTCACGGAGTTGACCAGCGACGGCGCATCGCCGGGGTTCAGCCATTCGGTGTCGTAGTCGTCATCCGAACGCTTGCCAAGGATCTGGCCCTGCAAGCCGCCGGGGATGACGCCTTGGCCGCGCTCTCCGCGGAGGCCGCGCGCGACCACGCGAGTCACGAACTCCTGCGCCTGCACGATGATGCGGGGAGTGCTCACGGGCTGCTGACCTCAAGGGCGCGGACGGTGACAGTGGCGTCGACGATCGTGCGGCTGGTACCGGCGACGTCGAGCGGATCGAACACGCGGATGGCGAGGTTCACGTCCCACTTGGCCGAGCCGCCAGGCGGCGCCAGCGCGAGGGTCTGCGTCGCATCGGCCAGCAGAGCGATCGTGTGCGCGCCTTCCGGGCCAGCGGTGGTCAGGCCGGCGCCTTCGGTGAGGGTCAGCAGGACGGCGTTGCTGTCCTTGCGGCGGAACTCCGCGCGCGACTGCAGGCCGTTCAGCGGCACGGGGTCGCCCGCGTCAGCGGCCTGGCCCTGCGCCGGCGGCATCTGGTACTCCAAGATCAGCGGCAGCGCATCGCCTGCGCGCGCGAACACGGGATCACAGCTCATGCGCTCACCTGCGGCACAACCAGCACAGAGAAACGGGATTCGTCGGACGCCTGCACGGCGCCGGAGACGCGATAGGTAGCCGCGCCGAGGTCGATCAGGTCGCCTTGGATCGGACGCGGCAGGGATTCGGTGCGGATCAGGTCCACCACGATCTGGTCGCTGGTGACCTGCCCGTTATCGTTCACGAACTGCACGCCGCGACGGACGAAGCAGCGGACGTCAGGCACAGCCGCGCCCACCTTCGGGCGGAACGTGCACACGTCGCCGAGGCCGGAGCGCGCAGCAACGCGGTGGATCCGCGCATCCATCGCGGCCAGTCGGGGATTTGTCATCGGGGCTCCAGAAAGGACTCGGCCCGCGCGAGGCGGGCCGGAGTCCTGGTGCTGCGTGGATGGTCAGTCCTTGCCTTTGGGCTTCTCGGCCTTGGGCTCTTCCACGGCTTCGGCGACGCCTGCGGCGGTGAGGCCGCGCGCGACGCCATCGGGAAGCTCGTAGACGCCAGGCGCGAGGATGTCGCCGTTGGCCTCGTAGATAATTGCGGTCAGGGTGCGGATCTTCATCAGCGCACCGTCGCGCAGAAGCTAGCGTTGACGCGGTACGGCACAACCAGCGGCGCCGACTGCATCAGCAGGATGCGGGCCGAGGGATCGTGCTGCGTCCACGACTTCGAGAAGAACTCCAGAGGCTGCAGGCCCGCTTCCTCGTCGCGGATGGCGCCATGGTGCTGCACGCCGTCCAGATCCTCACTGACCAGAAGGACGGTGTTCGCGGGGAGGATCGGAACCTCGGTGCCGGCGTCGTTGACGAACCAGTCACTGTAGACCCAGAACCGCAGCTGACCGATGCCGCCCTGATAGCTCAGGCCCGACGCGGAGAAGCGAACCAGCGAAACGGCCTCTTCGGTCGCCGACAGCGGGCGGGTGTTCAGGAACTTCTCGACCTGCGCATCCGCACGGAACAGCCGCCATGCGGCCACGTCCATGATCACATCGCGGATGGTCGCGCCCGAGTTCTGCAGAACGGTGAGGGTCCAATCCTCGATGTTCTCCAGCGGCTTGACACCCGATTCGCCCCAGCGTGCGGAAAGCGTGAGCGTAACCGTGTGGTTGGCGTTGCGGCCGAAATCGACCTCAACCGTCGGGTACCCGTCGCCAGAGATGACGCACTTGCCGGTTCGCAGCACTTCCGCGGCCATGACCTCCTTGCGGCGCGCCAGCATGTCGAGCTGGTCAGCCAAGGCCTGCGCAAGATTGGCCTGCTGTCGATTGATCGGCGCGAGGTTGCCGCCGATGGTTTCGCCCATGCGGCGCTTCAGGGCCTTGTTCGGGTCCAGAACGCGCTTGTCCTTGATGTAGGCCGGGCGGAACAGGCGCGAGACATAGCCCTCGTCGGACACGAAACGCCCCTCGCGCAGAGGCGAGACGAACGGCGCAATGCGGCGCTTCTTGTTCTCGACGTCGAAGTAGATGGTTTCATCATCCGAGGTTTCGACGATGGGGAAGAAGGCAGAAAGCAGCGCGGTCTGAGGACGGATAAGCGTCTCGACGGTGCGCTGCAGAGTTGCGGTGGTGAACATGTCCATGGTGCGGGCTCCTTAGCGCGCGACGCCGTTGGTGAGGAAGATGCCGAGGCCGCGCATGCCCTCGCGGATGGTGGCGACGGTGTGGCTGGCGCCCAGCGTCAGAGCGTTCTCGTTGAAGTCGCCCGACTCGTAGACGATCGCCTCGGCGGTCGCGCCGGTGGTGGTGATCGACTCGGCCGCAATGAAGCGCGGGGTCTGGCTGCCGTCGCTCGCCGCGGACAGCGACACGATGACGTTGCCGCCGCTGGTGATCTGGCCCAGGACGTGGCCGCGGACGATGGTCTGGCTCGTGCCGATGGTGACCTTGCGGGCACGGACGGGCATGTCGCCGGCGATCAGGTGGTCAGGGTTGTAGGCGCCCTCGGTGGCGAGGGCGGCGCGGGTCTGATACTCGCTCATGGGGTCTTACTCCTTGGCCAGGCCGAGTGCAACGGCGGTGGCGATCAGTGAACTGGCGGGGTCGCCATCGGTGTTTCCGCCGTGGGCGGCGGGCTTCGGGGAATCGGCGCGGATGCCGCGCATGGTCACGCCGCGGTCCTTCTGCGCCTTCAGCATCGCCAGCGCGAAGTCGCCCGGCTGCGTGCCGTCGGCGACGGCCTGCTGCAGCTCGGCATCGAACCCTTCCTCCTGCATGCCCAGCAGGGCGGTCAGGCGCGAGCGCTCGGCGGCGGTGGCCTCGGCCTTGGCGGCCGCAATCTGCTCTGCGCTGGCGTCGATGGTTTCGACGGCGGAAGCAGCAGCGGGCTGCTCGATCTCGATCTGGTCGGCGGTGTAGCCCGCCTCCAGCGCGAGGCGAAGGTCATCGGTGTTGGAGACCGTGACCGTGGACTTGTTGCCCATGGTGGTTGTCCTCGTGGTAGGGCTTGCAGTGCCGGCAAGCTCGGCGATCACGGTCTCAAGAGAACCGAGGCGGTCGGCCATTCCTGCTGCAACAGCGGAGGCGCCGACCAGCACTCCCCCGCCGCCAAAGTCGGCGATCACGGTTTCAGCCGTGACGCCGCGGTTCCGCGCGACTGCGCCGACGAACACATCCGCCATCGCGTCGACGATCGACTGCACCTGCGCGCGGCCGGCTTCGGTCGCCGGGTCGCTGCGCTTGTTCGGGCTCTGGCTGCTGACGATCTCCAAACGCCGCGCGCCGTTGCGCTCGTCGCGCTCGCGCGTGTCCGTGTAGGACATGACGACGCCGATCGATCCGACGATGGCAGTCGGATCCATGACGATCTCGCCGGCAGCAGAAGCCAGCCAGTAGGCCGCGCTTGCGCCGGCGCCCTCGACATAGGCCACGATCGGCTTCGTGCCGCGCGCCTGGTAAATCGCCTCGGCCAGTTCATTGATTCCGGTCGCCTCGCCGCCCGGGCTGTTGATCTCCAGCACGACGCCGCGGACGTAGGGATTCTCGATCGCAGCCTGAAAGTCGCGGGCGATCACGCCGGTGGCGGTGGCGCCGGAGATCTCGGTGAACAGATTGGCGTAGCGAAACACCGGCCCGGTGATCGGGATCACGGCCACGCCATCGCGCATCTGCACGGTGCGGGTGTTGTCCAGCGGGCGGCCGAGGCGCATCGAGACGGCCTCTGGGTCGCCCATGCGATCAGCGACCTGCAGGATCGTTTCGAGCGATTCCTGTTGGATCATCCACGGCCGCCCGGCCGCCACGTCAAACGCTCGAATCGTCATCGTCTTCGTCCTCGGGGTCGGGCCGCTCCACGCGCGCCACTGGCTGCGCTTGGCCTTGTGCCGCCCATGTGCCGTCTGCCTTTCGGCGATTGACTTCTTCGAGGCGCTGCTCGTAGACGTCCTCCCAGTCCTCGCCGGTCATCTGCGCCGTCTCGATCGCCTCATTGCTGACGCCGATCTCGATGCGCGTCTTGGCGGCGCGGGCTTCCTTCTCTTCGTCCATCGATCCGCGGCTCGGGCCGATCCAAAGCGCGCGCGAGTAGGCGATGCGGCGCATCGGGTCGGCATAGCCCGGCAGAGTCAGCCGGCCGCTTGCGACTTCGAGATCCAGCCACAGCGCGTAGATCGGCTGGCAGAACTGCTGCGCCAGAACCCACCGGCGCATGGTGTAGAAGCGCCAGGCCTGCAGCATCGCGGCGCGTGCGGCGCTGTAGCTGCTCTGGTAGTGCAGCAGCAGCTCGTCGACCGGAAGCTCCAGCGCGGCGCCGATCTGCTTCGTCACCGCCATGAAGAACGGGTCGAACTGCGCATTGGGCCGCGACGGGTTTGCCATGTTGGCCTTCTCGCCCGGCGCCAGATCCACCACGGCGCCCTCGCCGACGCGGAAAGCGCCGTCATCGGCGAACGGGATCGGGTTGCCGTTTTCATCCAGCTGCTCGCGGTCGCGCTCGATGAAGAAGGTCATCATCGCGGACAGCACGGCGGCCATCAGCTCCGCGCCACCATAGCGGCTGATTTGCACCAGCGGCTCAAGGATCGGCGCGAGGTACGGCGCACCGCGGACCTGGCCGGGGCGCTCCTTGTCGTTCCAGACGTGCAGCACGCGCCGGCGGCCCGTCTCGGCGCCAAAGAACGGGTAGAACTCCCACGACGCGATGCGCGTCATGGTGCGGACCTCGCCCGGGTGCTGGCTTCGCACCCAGCAGCCCACCGGCACGCCGCCATCCATCGCGATGCCGTCGATCAGGTTCTCGGTGTCGGCGCCGTCGCGAGGGTTGCTCACGCGGTCGGCCTCGACCAGTTGCACTTTCAGTTCGCTGGTGTTGCCCGGTCGGTCCTGCAGCGGCGTCAGCGCGAACACGTCGCCGGATGCCATGGCTGACAGCAGGGCCAAGCCCTGCAGTCCGTAGAAGTCGCTGGTGGCCTCCCAGTCGCACGACTGCGGGGACTCTGCCCACGCGCGGAAGCGCTGGCGCAGGCTGCGATTCAGCGCCTTGGCGGCATCGGCTGACAGGCCCAGCACGTCGGCATCCACAGCAGGCCGGCACATCAGACCGGTGCCGACGATGTTGGTGCGGCTGCGCGTCATCGCCGCGCGGGCCAGCGGGTGATTCCGCATCGCATCGCGCGAGCGAGCGCGCAGCGTCATCTGCTCCCACGCCGGCAGGTCGCTCGCAGCACTGCCCAGCAGCGGCGTATAGGCCTGCATCGAGCGCAGCACATGCGACGCGCCGCGGTAGGCCGTCTCCGGCCGCTCAGGCGGGCTCAAGCTGGCTGCCGGCGCCAGGAACTCGCCCCAGCTTGCCGGCATGGTTTCTGACAGGCGCATCAGTAGGGCGCCGCGTAGCTGATCCGCGAGCGGCCACGCCCGGCGCGCGCGTTGGCCTGAGCCGCCACCTGCGCCGTGTAGTCGCGCTCCAGAGCGCGCAGCTCGCCCAGGTCGGCGAGGGTGATCATGCGGCCCTCATAGCGGACGGATTGCCCGCCTTCCAGCACGGCGTCGATCGCCGCCTGCACGGCAGCCAGTCGGGAACGGTAGTCGGTCATAGCTGCACTCCTGCCGTTCGGTTGCCGCGTCGGATGACGCGGGGCGGTTGCGGTGCTTCGTCGGCGTCCTTGCGGACTTCCGGGTTTTCGTCTTGCGACTTGGCCCACGCCGGCGGCGCGGTCCAGTTGATCTTGTCGGCGCCAAGGTGGAGCCATGCCGCCTCGCCGTAGACGGAGAGGTCCAGCGTTTCGTTGTGCTTCCGCCCCATCGCGACCCAGCCCTTGGCCGTGCGCGTCTCGGCGGTCAGCTCGTCCAGCATCGAAGCCGGCGCCCAGTCGGGGACGTGCAGATAGCCGGGGCCTGGCTCTTCGCGCCGAAGGTCCGCGGCCAGCACGTCCTTGAGCGCGTCGGTGTTCAGCATCAGAACCGGCACGTCGCCGGCGCTGCCGCTGTTCCGATCCTTGCGCGCCCGAGTGTCCGGGTACGCTTCGTGCACGCGCGGCGCGTTGGCGCTGCTGCCGCCCTTGACCAGCCGGAGGCGATGCCCCAAGCCGGCGCGCTTCAGCTCGCGCCAAAACTCATAGGCCCGCGCCGTCACACCCGCGTCGCCATCCTTGCCGCCCTTGCCGCCCGAGTCGCACAGCACCACGCGGATCGGCATCGTCCGCCCGCTGCCGTCGGCCAGCGGATACCGGCGCTCGATGACCTTGGAGATCAGCCTGCGCCAGTCCTCGACGTAGGCGCTCGGATCCATCGGCAGCAGCTCGCCGTCCTGCTCGCGCTCGCTGGTGCGAAGCCGGAAACGGTCGATCCACCACTTCTCGCGCTGCGGCCCCCAGCCGGTGACCAGCACCTCGAAGCCCGCGCGCTTGCCGGCCTGCACGTCGACCTGAGCCGTCAGGAAGCGCACACCGCGGGGCACGAAGCCCTGCGCCGACTCTTCCGCCCTGCCCTGCAGCTCGTGGCCGTCGCGCTTGGCGTTGGCGGCCGGCGGAAGGAAGGGCATGGCCTGGTCGACGTTGACCGTCGACTTCAACGGCTTGACCTCGCCCGTGAGCGCGTACTGCTTCAGCGCATGCAGGTATCGCTCGACCAGCGACAGCCACGGCTGATACGCCGCCGCCACGCCGCCGAGCCAGTAGCTCGCTACGCGCGACCGCCGCGCCTCGCCGGTGACCGTGCCGTCTGGCCACATCCGCTGGCCTTCGGCGACCCACCGCCCGGCCTCATTCATCGCGCGCTTGTGCTTCGGGTCGATCGCCGTCCCGCAGTGTGGGCAGACCACGCGGCTGTACCTTTCGGCCAGCTGCAGCACGTCCTCGACCTGCACGCGCTCGCGCAGTTCTTCCTCATCCGGCAGGGCGAACAGGCCCAGCCCAGCAGTGGCCGCGAACGGCTCCTTGCAGTCCGGGCACGGCCAGTACCAGAGCCGACGGTCGCCGCGGTTGAACAGCGAGGCGATGCCGTCCGCCGGCGGGGCTTCATGCAAGCTCGACGGACGCCACTTCGCGTCCGCGTAGTCGCGCGCCGGGCTCGACTCGGCGATGCAGATTCCCGCCGACATGTACGTCTGCGTCCGCTTCAGTGCCAGGCCGAAAGCCTCGTCCAGCGCCATGTCGCCGGTGAAGTTGTCCACGTCGGTCATCAGGACGCGCCTGATGTCCTTGCCGCTCAGCTGGCCCAAGCTCGGCCATCCGAACAGCACATTCATACCCGACCGAAACGTCTTCATGTAGACGTTGTCATCGTGCGCGCGCGGGCTAAGCCTGCTGCGCAGCTCCGGGCTGCCTTGGATGGCGCGCCGGATGCGGGTCTTGCTGTAAAGCTCGGCCTGCAGCTGCGAGGTCTGAATGACCATGCAGTCGGCCGGATCGTCGACGATGCTGTACGCCAGCACGCCGTCGACCAGGGCGATCGTCTTGCCGCTGCGCGCCGGACCCATGAACACGACGGCTTCGAACAAGCGCGAGCGCGCCATGTTCATCGGCTCGACCATGTACGGCGCCGTCTCCGGCGACCAGTTGCCCGACGCCCCGGACGGATTGACGATCCGCAGGTTGCGCGAGGCCGACTCGGCGACCGTCGTTTCCTGCGGCGGTCGCACCATCTCCAGCACGCCGCGCCGGATCTCGCGAGCCGAGCCGAACGCCAGCTCAGCCATTCGCCGCTTCGTCCATGTCCTCGGCCTGCAGCTGCGCGTAGAGCGCGGCGCGCTGCTTCACGACGGACTTGTTGACTGCCTCGACCTGCTCGGCGCTCAGGCCGACGTCGCGTTCGAGCTGGTCGGGCAGCGTGTCGAGGAACTGCACGAAGCCGCGCACCACCTCGGCCATCTCCGACTCGACTTCGCCGGCCGGGATCAGCTGGCGCGCGTCGGCCTCAAGGCTGATCCGCTCGCGCTCGGACTGGAACCACGCCCGGCGATCCATCGGCTTCATCTGCCGAGGGTCGAGCGGGCCATCCTCGCCGGCCAGGGTCTGCGGCAGCAGGCATGCCTCGCACGCCTGGCGGCCGTCATAGACCGGGTAGCCGTCGCGCTTGCCGGCCTGCGGCACGTTGGAATCAGCAAGCCGCTTGGAGACGGTCTTGCGATCCATGCCCAGCAGTTCGGCAAGGCGAGAGATCGAGACCAGCCGCAATCTGTCGCGCTGGTTCAGCACCTCACCCATAGATCACTCGCAAGCTATTGTTTTGCTTGCCTTTTCCTTATCTGATGCTGCGGCCCATGGGGCCGAAAAACTGCCGACTTCCGCGCGCGAGCCCCGCGGATGGTTTTTCAGGCTTCCAGAGGGACCCTCGTTCAGGTTCGCGTTCACGCGCCGGTTTTTTGACGGACTCGCCGAATGCGCCCGGCCCTGCCGGTTCCACGGGTAGAAGGACGACGATGCAGGCGGCATCACGGCCTCAAGTCGCTTGGCGTCCTGCTCCCGCTTGCGCGCGTCGCGTGCGTTCATGAGCATGGCGGCGAGCTTGCCCAGCATCCCGGCCAGCAGGATGGTCAGCACTGCGCTGTCGGCGCTCACTGCCCGCACTCCGTCGTGACACCGCACACGATGCCGACCTCTTCCATGCGCTCGATGCAGCGCAGGCATGACGCTCGGGCCGCATCGCACTGCTCGGCCAGTTCGCGCAGGGGCGCGATGACTTGCTCTGGTAGCGAGTCCCATGTTCTCGGTGCGATGGGGTCGCCTTCCCACTGCGGCCACTCGGCAGGCAGGCAGGACGCCTTGCACTGAGCCGTGCAGCTCACGGCCATGGGGCCGAGGTCAGGCGGGCGGATGGCCTCGCGCTTGCAGCCGGTGAGAAGGATTCCCACTGCCAGCAATCCCATTCCTAGCCTATTTCCTCTCCTATTCACGCCCGCTCACCAGCGCGTTGACCGCATCCATCCGCTCCTGCCCAGGCGCGCACTCGGGCGCAGGCAGCGCGTTGATCCTGTCGCGGTAGACCACGCGGGCCACACGGGCGCGCTCGGCGATCTCTCGCATGTCCTGCAACAGTGCCGACTGATCCAGCTCGGCCATGCTCACAAGGCGCCCGAGCTGGTCAGCGCGCTCGGCCAGGGCTTCTGCCCTGCCGCGCTGCACTGCGGTTGCGATCTCACCTTCCGCCTTCTCTTGCGCGGCGCCGAGCTTCAGCAGCAGCCATGCGTTCGCGCTCAAGCTCAGCAGCAGGGTCGAGCCCAGCACGCCCGCTGTGATCCATGCAGCGCGCGCCGTCCCATCCCCAGACAGGAATGCAAGGATGCTCACTTGTCTGTCTCCCGCACTTGTAGCGATCGGGCTGCCAGTGCGTGCAGGTTGCGCATGTGAAGGTCACTCACTCTTCCGGCTCAGGATCAGGCGGGTTAACCGTCTGACAGTCCATGCCTGTGCATCGGTTGCCGCGGTTGCCAACGTCGTTCAACTCGAACGGGCCGGGCGAGTCCAGTCTGTTGCCGTTGCCGTAGTCCGTGCGGTCGCGGCCGATGGTGTCGCGGCGGGTGTCGTTGCCCGTGCGCCAGTCGCCTTGATACTGGTCACCGCCGATCTGGTCGCGGCCGGCAATGGTCTGCGTGCCTGATACTTGGTCACCGCCGACGATGGTCTGCGTGCCGCTGATCAGGTCGCCTTCGACGTGAGTGCCAGGCGCTTGCAGGGCGAAGGCATTCGCGATGCCAAGGGTCATGCCTGCATAGGTTTCATCCCTGCGCGCGTCTCGCTCTGCGCCGATGCGTGCAATTTCGACATTGTTGCGGCCGCCTTCGACCATTCCCCAGATCTGGCCAAGAGGGTGCAATCCGCCTGAGACGTTGGCGAAAGCCTCCGACCAGTGCACCTTGCGGGGCGGCGGGGCGATCTGAGATCGGTTGCCACCGCCCTGCATGGTGAGGCCGGCAATGGCCTTCACCGAAATCACGCAGGCAGTGTCGCCGTTGCAGGCCGCGGCGTCGGCAAGCGCCTGCTCAGCGACCGCGCGTTGCTGCTCTACTCGGTTGTGCGCTTCGATGTAGGCGCTGTAGTTCGCATCCGGCGTGCTCGCACAGCCAGCCAGGGCCAGCAGGGCCAGGGGGATCAGGTTGTGCGCTTCGATGTAGGCGCTGTAGTTCGCATCCGGCGTGCTCGCACAGCCAGCCAGGGCCAGCAGGGCCAGGGGGATCAGGTAGCGCATGTGGCCTCCAGTTAGCCCGGTACGGGCGTTTGACCCAAGCACAGAGCGCGCGCGTGCTCGCGGCGCGTCACGATGCCTCGGCAGTTGTTGCTCGGGTCGCGGCAGTCTCGCCCGCCCACAAAGACCCAGCGGCGGAACTGCTCGCAGTAAACCGCGGGCGGCTCGCCGCTGTTGATCTGGCGCACCATCGTGCTGCTGCAGACGGCTTGCTCGCCGACGTTGTATCCAAGATCGACCAGCGATACCGCCACGTTGACCGGCACCGGCCGATGCAGGCAGCGCTCGATGCGCGACCACGACAGCTCGACGCGGCGGCCGAGCATCTGCATGCACTGCTCGCGCGTGAAGGTTTGGCCCATGCGGATATGCGAACCGGTCTCGCCGACGCATGCAGTGGGCACACGCTCGCCCCATACGGGGTCAGCGTAGGTGCTCAGTACAAGCCCCTCTTGCGTCACAAGCAGAGCGGATGCGCCGAGAATGACGGCAGCCGCGCCGCCGCCTATGACTTTCGTTGTGCCTTTCACAGCAGGCCCAAGCGTTTGCGCAGCCACAGCGAGAACGGCAGCCGCGCGGCCGGTGCCACGTCCTCGGGATTGTTGGCAGCACGATCAAGCGCAACGGCGATCTGGTCTTCGGTGAACAGCAGCGGGCGAACGGTGCCGCCGTCGTCCAAGTGCGCGAGGTAGTAGCTGCTGCCGCTGCCGAACTTGCGCTCGGTGTTCGCCTGGCGCTCGCTCGCATAAATGCGGGAGTTCACCGGCGGCGGGGTGATGATGATGATCGGGCGCTTGCTGGTCATTCGTCAGCCTTTGGCCGCAAGTGCGGCGCCTGCATGTAGATCGCCGCGAGGTAGTCGTTCAGCGCTTTGACCTCGGCCCGCAGTTCGCGGATCTCCGCGTCGCGTCGGCTCGCCTCTTCGCGGGACAGGAAAGCCCCGACGATGGCAAGCGCGCAGACGATGGCCAACGCAGTGGTGCACAGCCAGACCCCAACGCCGCCGGCGTTGATCTGGACTGTCGTTGTGTTTGTGCCCCGCAGCGCTTTCAGCAGGCTGGCAAGGTCCTCATGGCGGTCAGTCGGCACGCGGCTTGAGCCGTGCGTTGACGCGCTTGTAGTCAGTGACGTTCAGGCCCTCGCGATCGGCAAGGATCGTGACGGCCTGCTTGAAGGGCTCCAAGTCCTGCTCAAGCTCGTGGAAAAGGTCGGCGATGAAGGATCGAAGATCGCGCATCTCCTTCTCGAACCTTGGCTCTTGGACTGCCTTGTCCTCTTGCCGCTGGATCCGAAGCTCCAGGCCGTGGATTCGCTTTTGCGCCTTGAGCACCCAGATGGCGACAGTGACGCCGCCAGAAGCTGCGCCGGAAACAACAGCGAATGCCAGCGTGAGGTAATCCATGGGCGATCTCGAATGTTTGCCGGGTCACGCAGGTGGAGACTTAGGCCGACTGCAGAGGAATACGGGACAGCAGTCGAAACCAGTCCGCAGACGCGGGAGGCCCGCGCCCCGGCTGCCGGGGTTGTCCGTGAAGTCGGCCCGCACTCGCCGGCCAGCGGGTGGCGCTTTGTGCGCCATGGCTGCAGAAACGAAAAAGCCCCGCCGGATGGCGGGGCTTCTTGGGATTGATTCACCGGCAATTCCGCCAGCGTGCCGCAATTTCAACACCCGACGGCTGCCACGTCAAGCGGGCCGCGCCAGCGCCATGAACTGCCCTTCGATGTGCGCGAATCCGATGTCGTGCAGCGCCCGATACTGCGCGCGGGAGATCTTGTGCCCGATCAGCTCGCATGCCGTCTCCAGCCGCTCGACCTGCACCCGACCGCGGCCCGCGTACCATGCCCGCAGGACGTTGGCCGCCTTGGCCCGGGTGATGCCCAGCTCGCTGATCATGACCTCGACCTGAAACGCCTCTTGGTCGACTTCCAGCGGCTTGTAGCCGGTCGGCCGCGGCGGCATCTCCCCGCGATGCTCGATCAGCACTTGGAGCATGTTCTTGCTCTGGTGCCCGAGATACTCGCAGTCGCGGTGCAGGGCGAACTCCCGGCCCCAAGCGGCGAGGCGCGTCTCGACGTAGGCGCCGAAGGTGTTGATTGCGGTCATAGGCGGCGTTCCTCGGGCAGTTGGGGCGGGTAGCAGAGTTCGGGGTGGTCGCACATGCGCTCGCCGCAGCAGAGGAAGCAGTCACCGAGGCGAGGCTCGACGGGCTGCGGCTTGGGGGCGAATAGATCGGGCTGGTCAGGCTTCATGTCGCTTATTCCATGCCGCCCAAGCGCGAGCCTCGGCGTCGGCTGCCCACTCTTCGGGGCCGGTGTTGTCGGGGTTGATAGGCGGCCGGCCGGGATACTGGATCGCCCGGCACGTTTGAACCCGGACCTCTGGGCCGCGCGCCTCGCAATCACTGCACTGGACAGATCCCCATCGCGGCTCCTGCAGAACAAAAAGACCGTGTGCGCCGCAGAATGGGCACTGCTTGTGCTGCTGCTTGTGCTGCTGCTTGTCAGGCTGCACGGGTGATTCCCTCCGGCTGCAGGCCTGCGACGGTCACAGCGACGGCCAGCGCGGGCCATGCGTGCGACTTGACGCCGTAGGTCGGGCCGGGCGCCGCTTTCGTGCCCGGCGGCCCCAGCAGGTCAATCAGGGCTTGCCGGATGTGGGGGTCTTTTGCCGCGCCGCTGTTGCAGACGTGCTGCTTGACCGCCAGCCGAGTCACCAGCACCGCCGAGACTCCGCGCTCGGCGCAGGCCTCGACCATGCGGCCGATGTTCACGCAGGTCTCGAACACCTCCGCGCCAACCGGGCGACCGTAGCTCGCGATCATCTCGATGGCGACCGTCGGCTGCGGTGTCTGCTGGCAAGCGCCGCGGATCATGGCCAGCATCGTTTGCAGGTCGCAGACGCCCGACTGCATCACGACACGACCGGACAGGACGGCCCATCCGCACTCAGTCGGGCCGGGGTCAATTGCGAGGATCATGCTTCCTCCCGTTTCTTGGCCTTGTCGCCGTCATCAAGCCCAGCGCGGAGGAAGTAGGCCAAGACAAACCACCAAGCTGACCACCCGTGCGAGACCACCAAGTACGCGCACCCCGCGAGCAGCGCTAAGTTGTAGAACATGACCAGAATCGCAGACTGGATGTATTCGCTCATGCGGCCTCCGCTTGCTTGGCGCGCTCGATCACGCGCGGGCCTTGTGGGATGTGCCGGCAGCCCCAGCACCGCCAGCCCTCGCGGCCGGGGATCGACTCGGTAGCGGGGTCTTCGTTTGGATGCACCGCCCAAGCTTTGCAGTCGCTCGACATCGCGCGGAGCTGTGGCTTGGCCCCGCAGTCGCACGGCGGTCGCCGCGGCGGATTCGACAAGAGCCAATCCGTCACGCTGCGGCAATTCCGCGCGTGCTCGATCGGGCCGGACGGAAAGTCCGGCCTGTCGAAGCACAGCGGCCTTTCCCCTGCCCGCGCGCGCATGGCGTTCTCGGGCTGCGTTGGGTACTGGATCGGCTGGCTGTAGATGCTCACGGCCTGCACTCCATGTAGGCCGCAATCACTTCTGCCGCGACCTGCGGGACGATTGCGTTTCCGTAGGCGCGCAGGCGTCCCACTCGGGCGGGAACCCCATGAGCCAGCAGACGAATGCCGGGTTCAACGCGCCGGGCTTTTCCGTCGTGGCCGATGATCCAGCCGGCGCCAGCCCAGGCACTGCCGCCGTCACCGCTGCCAAGTCCGGACCGTGCGAGCGCGCCGCCTCGCGTATCGCGCCCTCTGTCGAGCGCACTCCCTTGTCCGCAAGCGATGCCGTCGGCGTCGGCCAGCAGGCGACCTGCGCCTGCATCCGCAGATCCGTCAGGCTGACACCGCAGGCTCCGTTCAGCGCAGCCTTGCGTGCCAAGAAAGCCTCCGGCGATCCGCCCGGCTGGGCTACTGTCGGCGTCGCCCACAGCGCCGCCAACGCATGCGCCCGAATCGACACCAGCCCCGCCGAGTTGCCAGCCTCGTTGTTGCCGTTCTTCGCTGGCGCCAAGCTGGTCGGCGTGGCCCACAGCGCCGCCGCCACCTGCCTCGGCAACTGATCCACACGACTGCGACCGTCCTCGCGCTGCGTGGCTATGCCCGGCGTGTCCTTCCAGTCGCGGGCGCTGGCCGTCACCCACAGCGCCATCTCGCTCGGCGACGATCCAGAGACGATCTCGACGGTGCGGCCCATCGACGGCACAAGCCGGGATAACGGCCGCCCGGCCGGCGTAGTCGATGCCTTCCAGGTCAGCGAGCACTCCGTCGAGCCAATCCTTGCCAACCGCTGCCGCAACCTGCTCTCCCATCCAGACAGCGGGCCGCCTGGCACGTAGCAGGCGAAGCTGGTGGGGCCACAGATGCCGGTCATCAGCGTGTCCTGCGCCTTTACCAGCGACGCTGAACGGCTGGCACGGGCACGATCCGGTCCACAGCTCGCGCTCTTCGGGCCAGCCGGCGAGCCGGGCAGCGAGCGCCCAGCCTCCGATGCCGGCGAAGAAGTGGCACTGTCGAAACCCGGTAAGGTCATCTGCTGCAACATCGGTGATGCTCCTTTCGTCTACCTCGCCGGCCGGCAGATGCCCGGCCGCGATCAGGTTTCGCAGCCACTGCGATGCGTAGGCGTCCCATTCGTTGTAGTAGTGCGCGCCGCTCACCGCTCCCCCTCCGCCCCAGGGCGCGGCTCGCCAAGCTTTTCGCACTCGCCGTCAACAATCGCCATTGCCTCGTTGTACAGCCGGATTGCTGCGTTGAACTCGGATTCATCGCCGCCGTTCTGGAGCACCCAGGCGAGGCGCTTGCAGGCTTTGAGCAGAGCCGGCGCCGCCACGACAAGATGCCCATTCGCCCGGTACTGCTCGCGCGTTACCCACGCCTGCCGGATTGTGCAAATCGGCGTGCCGTCCGCGGAGACAACGTCGCGCGTGCTGCCCGTGTCGTAGGACAGCGCCCATGGACCCTCCGTGTGCCCGCTCACGGTTGCACCTCCGGGCGCGGCTCGCAGGCGACGCGGCCGAGGAGGTTTTGTCCGGCCGATGCCCAGCCAGTGTTCGCCAAGAAAGGCAGATTCACGATCCAACCGCCTGCCACTGGCTCCGGGTAGCCAGCAGACCATCGACAAAAGCCATCGTCGTCCTGCACCAGATGCGTCGCCTCAGCCGGCGCATTGGCCCAGCGAGCGAGGTAGGCGGCGCGGTCGGCGTCTTCCTTCTCCCGCATGATCCGCTCCCGTAGCCTGATCAGATACAGCAGCAGGTCGGATGCCTCTTCGATTGCATGCTGCAGCCAGTCGCCGGCCTGCAGGTCGGTGCGGTCGACCGTGGTTCCGTACTTCGCCAAGCCGACGCGCTCGCGCTCTGCCAGCAGGCGCTGGGCGGCCTGTACTGTGTCACTCGGGATCTTGCTCAAAGCTCACCTCCACAGTGAGGGCAGCAGGGTTTGGGTTTAGGGTGCTTGGGGCTGCGGTGTTCCCACGCTGGGCATCCGCCCTTTCCACTCCGGTACGGCTCGCGGTCTGTCAGACCTTCGGCGTGCAGGCGCCCGAGGACGTTGCTGCAGTAGCGTTCGCCGCGCCCGGTGAGCGCAGACAGTCGGATCGCGGTGAGCGCCCGGCCTTCGGCGAGCGCTGCGAGCGCGGCTTCGCGGGCGCTCACGGCACCACCTCCAGCACCATGACAGGCTCGACCCTGACGGCCCGGCCAGCAGGCGGGATCATCGGGCGCTCGCGGACCTTGCCCTGCTGAATCAGCCGGCTCATCGCGTCGGCAAAGGCCTTGCGCTCGACGGTGTTTGCCGTGGGCTTGATCAGCGCCAGGCACTCGCGGCGGGTGATGTGCCCCTCGGCGGCCTCGCGGCAGATTGCTTCGGCTAGGCTGACGCGGCGCGCGTTGTCCTGCGCCAACATGCTTGCCATGCGTCGCAGGCGCGCGCGGTCTTGCTCCTTCATGGCCTTCATGCCGCACCCCGCATGAAGTACCGCACCGACCGCAACGCTGCCCATGTCAGGCCGGCGCCAGTCGCAAGCACCGCAGCGATCCTCCGGCGCGCGGCATCCATGCCAAGGCCAAGCCGGCAAGCGATGCGTCGCTCCGTGTAGTCCTTGCCTTCGATCTTCCACACCCTCAGCGGGTCCAGTCTCATCGGTTGTCTCCGGTCATTTCGTTGGGGCCGGGCACGTACACCCCGGCTGCTGCTGCCTGTCGGATCGCGAAGTCGGCGAACTGCCAGAACCGTGCAGTGTCCAGCACATCGCGCCGGCCGCCTTCGTCCGCGGTTGTGGTTCGGATCGGGCGACTGATCTGGCGCGCGCCCATGTCGATCTGCCGCCAGATCAG